CGCTTACGGCGCTCTTCGGGTCAATCGAGTAAAGGGCCTTACCAAGATCCTCGGACTGTGTTCCGAAAAGGCCCGTAGCGGCTGCGGCCTGCTTAACCGGGTCCTTCATCCCCCGTAGCTTGTCCATGGTTTCCTGAAGCGCGTCAGAGGCAGACTTACCGCCCTTGCCTATTCGCTTCGCCATGTCGTTAGCGTCAAGACCAATAGCCTTGAAGCCGTCCGCCGTGGTCTTGCTACCGTCGATTGCGCGAATGCTGAATTCCTTGATCGCATCGGCGACCAAGTCAGCGTCACGGGCACCGCCCTTGAGACCCTGCGAAAGAATGCCGGTCGCCGTAGCGCCGTCAAGGCCCATCTTCCTGAACTGAGTTCCGTACTCGTTCAGCGTGTCCAAAAAGTCTTCCGACTTGTCAACACCGTGAGTGAAACCAGAGGCGACGATATCGAGAGCTTCAGTCGCGTTCTTCGCCAGGCCGTTTCGCATAAGGTTCGCGACGGCCCGAGTAGTGCCGCCCACGTCCTGATCCATGACCTTAGAAACGGTCGCGACCTTATCGGCAATCGGCTTGAAGTCGACCGAGTTAACCGACATGTTCAGGTCATCGTGAACCCGCTTGACGATCTCGCCAGTCTCCGCCGTCGACTCACCGAAACCCGACACGTAAAGGTCACCGGCAAGTTTGCCGGCCGTGGCCGCATCCTTGCCTGTAAGGCCCATAGAAGCCGCGAGCTTAGCCCGGTTGCCTATCTCGTCTAGGCCCTTCTGAAAGGCCATGAGACCGGCCAGGGGGAGGGCCGCGGCGACCATTCCCCCGAGGCCAGCAAGAGCACCCTTCAGCTTCCCGAACTTCCCGCCCATACCCTCAACTTGGGTTCCGGCATCCTGGGAAGTGTCCGCGAGTCCCTGAATCGCATCTTCGGCGGAGTCAGCGTTACCAACAATGACAACGCGAAGCGTCCTCGAATCCGCCATTACAAAGACTCCCGACTAGAGTTGTATTCGTTCATGTACTCGCAGAAGGCGCGATACTCGGCGGCAGTAAGCCGCCGCACTTCGCCGGGAGTCATGCGATAGAAACGGCAGAACGCCGCCCGTTCCTTCAGGCGTTCTGCTCTTCGTCGTTTCCCTGGCCGTCCTCGGCACCGACCAGCTCAAGAGCGGCGACCTTCACGTTTCGCGCGTCCTCAAGAGAGAAGGAAGGGTTCTCGGCACGCTGAGTGATCCAGATAAGAGCCTTCAGGGCCTTAGTCGGGATCTTCGTCTCAAGCTCGGGGCGGCCCTTCTCGTCAAGAACCTTCTTCCCGTCCGGACCGATAACCGGCCGAGGGGAAAGCACGTCATAGATCGCGGCCCCCACGACCTCTTCGAAGTCTTCGAGGTCACCGATGGTGAGAACGTCCGGGTCAACGCGAAGCGAAATAGTCTCGTTGCTCATTCTGGAAATGCCTCCGACATTAGGCGGTCAATAGCGTTTTCGTACTCACGGATAAGAGCAGGGCCCTTCTCCCGAATGGACGGGTGAAGGAAGTAACCGGGCCCGCCTTCCCAGCCGTTGAACTGGTTTCCTCGCCACGGCTTGAAGCCACGGGCCACCACGCCATTACGCGTGAGCTTCTTAGCGCCGAACTCGGCACCGAGGGCATACGGCTTACGGGCCGAACCGAGGCGAACGGCGGCATAGTTCTGTGTCTTCGTCGCCCGAAGAGAATCAGCCGCCGCCCTTTGCTGCCGAGACAGCCCACCGGCCTTTTCCTTAGCCGCTTGGGTCAGCTTGTCGGCAACATCAAAGTTCGCCTGTTTCACCTCTGCGCGGGTACCGTCAGCACCGGCACGCGCGAGAGCGCGGGTGAACTGGGCTAGGCCCTCGACATTCGCGTAAATGCCTTCAACGGGCATAACCCAGCTCCCCCAATACTAGTTTCAAGGCTTACTGAAGAGCCTTGTAAGTGACCGTGACAGGGGACGCGGTACCGTCCGTCAGCGCGATACCCGAGAGATCCTGAGAGACAACGTCCATGCCGCCCACGGACACCGGGCCTTCATCGAACCGGGCGAAGGGCATCTGAACCTTGAACTGAGAGTTGTCCGGCCCATCCCAAAGAACCGTGATGTCAGCGACAGCACCACTCGCGATAGCAGCGGCCACACGGTTGATCTGCGTGACCCCGCCGAACTCGCCCTTGATCGACCACTCATACTTGCGAAGCTCGGACTCAAGAGGCTCCGACTTCATACCGGTGTTCCGGATGAAGTAGCGGTCATCCTTCAGGCCGTTACTGGCCTTCAGCGAGAAGTCATTGATCTGGAAGGCAGAACCGCCCACGGTGACCGTGCCACCAGCGAAGCTAAAGAGCTTCGTGTTCGCCACATAAGAGGGCGTGGAAGCCGCATAGGCCCCGGTGCCGGCCCCGATGGTCTCCTTAGCGAAATCGCACGTCACAGACAGCTTCAGAAGCTCGTCAACGGCGTTCGTAAGCTCCCATTCCTTGACCTTCCCGCCCTGATAGGTGAACGGGGTCAGGGTTCCGGTGTTGTCCACCCGGCCCACCTGAGCCGTAAAGCTCTTGCCGTTCAGGTCTCCCAGGGTCGCCGTGTGAGTGATGAACCCGCCCGTAGGGGCACCCGAGGAAAGACCGCCGAACATGTGCTTCAGCCAGAAGTCGAAGCCGGAGGAAAGAACCTCCATCTTCACGTCACCCTCGGCACCCTTCGGGTTAACCGCGAAGCGGTCGCTTCGAAGAACGCGAGTGTTGGCCCTGATTCCCTCGGAATCAATCCGCTCGTACTTGCCTTCAATGCCTTCGTCGGTGAACTCGAAGAACTTCGTAGGTGCAACCGCCGTGCCGTAAACCGACTCGTCAACAACACCGATGTACTGATCAAAGATCGTGGCCATTACTTAGCCGTCTCCTTCTTCGCCTTGATCTCCTGCCACCCCTGGCGAAGAAGCGCCTGGGCGATATCGTCGGCGACCTCGATAGGGTCGCCCTTCTCGGCGGTAAGACCCAGCGAGGGAACCTCTACCGCCGCGTAAGGCCCGTTATAAGCAACGGTCTTCATAGCCTCGCCTTCACACGAACAATGGCCTCGAACTGTCCTTCATAGACTTGATCCGAGGGGAAGCTAGCGAGCTTCTTAGGAACGAAATCCGTCACGACGACGGAGGGAATACCGAGATTGGGAGCGGCCTTCAGGCCGTCCTCAATGCCTGCGGCCATGCGCTGAAGCTCCCCCTCGACCTCTTCCGAGGTCGCTCCGGAAAGCTGACAGTTCACAATGACGCTCACCTCGAAGACCTCTTCACGGCTTCGATTGGTCACCCATTGCGAATCGGGCCAGTGGACTTCGCCCACGAACACCCATCGGCGTTCGGGGTTCCTGGTCGGGTAGCCCCATGTGACTTGATAACCAGCAAGCGCAGGAAGGGCCTTGATCATGTCCCGTAGGGCGGCCTTAGCGGCGAATGCGTTCGTACTCACCGCGAGACCCCCAACACGTCATGAAGAATCCGGTACTTGTACCGGGTAAGGGTCGCGTCGACTTCGGGAATCCCTGTCTCGTAACCGTTCCGTCCGGCCGTGGCCAGAGTGAAGTTCCCGCCCTCGGCAGCAACGAAGGCCGTAGCGCGGTCCGGGATGCCGGACCGTTCCGCAGTAAGCAGGGAGCGAAGCCGCAGCAAGCCCGCACGCTTCACGTCCTCGGGCACCTGGCCGAAGCCGTACGCCACGGTGACCGTGTACCGGTCGCCGTCTCTCAGGTCGTACGGGGCCCGCAGGAAGCCGCTACGGTCAACGGTCCAGCCGGTCACGTCGACAGCCCCAGAGGGGCCTTCAACGGCCTTCAGGGCGGACACATCGAAGTACCCCAGGAACAGAGTCGAGCTGTCGTCGGCCTCGACCTCGACGCGTGCCGTACGCGGCACGAACGAGCGGGCAGTGATCGTCTCGAACTCGTCTTCAACTACCTCGCGGTAGTGCTTCAGTTCGGCCGTAGGGAACCGCGTAGCGTCCGCTAGATCCATGTCGGAACCGCGCGCTTCGGGCAGGGTGAACAGGAAGCCCCCGACTACCTCGAAGGTCTCGCGGTCCGTGGCCGAAGTGCCGGCCACCCAAGAGGCCGTGTAAACGCCCTCGGCTATGGCGGGGAAGGTGGCCGACCACGTCGTCCCCGAGCTGGTCGCGTCGCCCGTGTAAACGGTCGCGCCGGATGCGTCCCGTACGGTCACGGTCACGGCAGGGACGACCATCGGCGTCTCGTCGTCTAGGAAGGTGTGCCGCAGAGTCACGGCCCTACCGCTCAGAAACCGCACAACGCCCCCTTACGCGGACTTCCGCGGCCTACCGGGACCGCGCTTCTCAGGGGCCGCAGAAACGGCCGTCTCGCGCGATTCAGCGGCTTTGCCGGCCACCACTTCGGCGCGCTTGTCGTTCAGAAGCGACACGGCCAGTCCCGAAGGAAGCTCGACCACATCGCCCACACTCGGGAACGGCTCTCCATCGAGAAGACCGGTCCCACTCTCAAGAATTCGAACCTTCATGAATGCCCCTCCAAGACAGGACCGGCCCGGCCCCCGAAGGGGCCGAGCCGATAGACCATTACGCGGTAACGGTCAGAGCCTTGACGGAAGCCAGGTCGAACAGGTCGCCCGAACCGCGCCACGTCACCTTGAAGGCGACCACGTCACGGTCATAGCCGTACTCGTCAGAGCGAACAACCCGAAGGTTCTTCACCTGTCGAATCAGGTACTTACTCGGGTCGCCATACACAAGAACCTTCGCACCGGCACCGGAAGTGACAATGTTCGGGTCCGTCAGAATCGGAGTGCCAAGGATCGTGTCCGGGGCACCGGCCTGAAGCGAAGGCTGCCAAATGTAATTACCGGTCGAGTCCTTCAGCTTGCGCAGGTTCTGAACCGCAGAGTCCGAAGTCATGAAGACAGCGTTCTTGCGGTACGGGCGCAGAATCGAGTGCTGAAGGTCGATCAGGTTGTCAGTGCTGACACCGGCCAGGTTCGCGGCGTTAACCGCACCCGTAGACCGAGTAATCCAGCCCCACGGCTTACCGGTGCCGTTACCGACCAGAAGATCGGCCATGACCTTATCGGCGACAGCCTCGCCCGCGTCCTGGGCGAGAATCCCGAGAATGTCGAGCTGCGAGTCATCAACGATCTCGTTCGTGGCCTCGACAATCACGCCGTACTTATAAGCGCCGATGTTGGTCTTCGACCAGCTCTCGTCACTCTTTCCATACGCGGTATTCTCGGAAACCTGCGTCGCGGTCGGGCGACCGTTCTTGACGGGCCACTCCATCGTTTCGCCGGAACCCGTAGTAAGGACTCGGGCCTTCGAGAAGAAGTCGGACCGTACACGCATGGCCTCGATGACCTGAGCGGTAAACGTGGTCGCGTAGGTGTTACCGGCATTCGCAGCCGTGCCACTGGTCGCGGTACGAATGTCAAAGTCGACACCCGCAACCTCACCGCGCGCCAGGGCGCGAAGCTCCGCAGCCTCATCACGCTCACCACCGCGAGCCTCGGGGGTGCCAGGCACGACCAGGCCGCCAGCACGCGCGGCCAGGGTACGAACCTCGGCCTCACGCTCGCCACGCTCGACAGCGTCTCGGGCCTCGGCCTCAAGCCGGATAACGTCGCGGTCGATACGCTCGACACGCTCTCGCTTCTCGGCGTCGGACAGGTTGGAATCAGACTCGACAGAGCGAAGCTCGGTAACCAGCTTCATACGCTCTTCGAGCGCGGCATTCGCCATCGCGGCGAAATCCATGGGTACTCCAAATACTAGTTTGGGATCTGCTAGAAGCGACGAAGGGCCGCGAGAGCTGCCACCGGATCGGCGGGCAGGTCATATCGGGGAAAGACAGTCCGCGCTTCACTTAGCGCCGGAGTCTCGACTTCACCCCGAATAGCGGCCCGGATCGCCTCGGGCGAATCCAGCCGCGCAACCGAAATACCGCGCTGTTCGGCCAGAGAAGCCAGAGCGCGGGAACCGACACCGGAAGTGGAGTCGGCATAAGCCGGGTAAGTAACCGGCGAAACATCAAAGAGGCTGATTCGGGTCAGAGTCCGAAGCGGAAAACCGTCGTCGTCCTCGGCCCACGTATCGCCGTCCGACCTCACCTTGAAGCCGAAGCTCGACTGAGTCACGTCCCCGCGTTCCATGGACACGGCCAGGTCTCGCGCGTAAGTGGTGTCGGGCATGTCGACTTCGTAATGAAGACCGGTCGAATCCTCGGCAAGCCGAAGCGTGTTGCTTCGGTTCCGGCCGAGAACCATATTCGGGTCATGGTTGTAAAGAGCCCGAATGTCGTCTAGCTCGATAGCTTCCGAGGTCGCACCCTGTGCGACACGTTCCCGGAAACCGCCGAGGTTCTGAGAGCGTGCGTCCCACTTCAGCGCGTAGCCGTAGAAGTTGAACTTCCCGCCCTCGGAACGAACCTCGAACTCAGTAGGGACCGCCCTACGCTCAATCTGCATTGCCGTTGTCCTTCTGATCCGTAACGTTCGGGTCCTGCTGTGCATTCGGGTCCGCATTCGGATCAGCGGGGGGAACGGGAGGCACCGGGGGAGAAGTGCCGGCCGAAGGCTTCTCTTCCTTCGCGGCCTTATCCTCTTCGCCGACTACACCCAGGTTCAGCGGCCTGTAATACCGCTGTCCGAGCTTCTTCGGGAGGGGGCCGAGGTCTTCCATAGCCCGAATCTCGTCAGCGTTCAGGAAGCCGTTAGAGAGCGCCGTCTGATAGGACTCGTAACGGTCCTTCGTCTTAGCTCGAAGTCGAGCATCGACGTTAAACCTGATGTACTGCTGACCGGGGAGAAGGAAGGTCGACACGGCCTGTTCGATGCGAACAATCCACGGCATAAGCGTTTGGTCTACGAAGAACTTGTTCTGTTCCTCAATACCGGTTCCCCAGGTAGAGGAAACCGAGGAGTCGACCAGATACGCGGGCACGCGGTAGAGAAGCGCAATCTCGGCCTTCTGGAAGCGCCGAGTCTCCAAGAACTGAGCCTGTTCCGGGGAAAGCGTGATCGGCTTGAACTGAGCCCCACCGGTCAGCACACCGACCGAATGGGAATTCTTGACACCCGCATGGGTCTTGCGGAACATGTCGCGAAGTAGCTTCGCCTCATCAGGCCGAGGGGCCCCCGGATGCTCGATGACACCCGCCATCGTGGTTCCCTGCTCAAAGAACCGTGACCCGAATTCCTCGGCCGTGAGACCGAGCCCGATAGCTTCTCGGGCCATGTCCAGAGGGGAAAGGCCACGGCTGTTACCGGGGACCGTGAAGGCCGCAATGTGCAGGATCTCAGAGCGGTTGTACTGCCCCCGAATGTCGCCCTGGTCGTCGGTAACCTCGTACCGGTTTTCCCCTAGGGGGCCGTCGATGATCGAGACGTAAGAAGGGTGCAGGCAGTAAAGGGCCTGAACCTCGCCCCGGTCATTCCGCATGGTGTAGATGAACGCGTTACCGTCAGACAGAAGACTGATGACAACCCGAAACCAGAAGTCGTAAGAGGTCTGATACGGGTTCGGCTGAGTCACCCATCGGGGTGACCGAGGAATGGCTTCCTTCCGCCCGGTAATCGTCGTGTAGTGGTCCACTGGAAGCGATGCGACAGCATCGCCAATGAGCGACTGACAGGCGTATACCGCCACCATCTGA